TCAGTTGTTTCATTATCTTTATAGTTTTGGTTTCTTTGTTTTTCTCAGTCTTCAACTGAAAAAGTATTTAGAGTCACGCAGGGTGTTAACATCAAACGTTCCGTAGTCAGGAAGGCTTGGTAGCTCCTCATATGATTCGTTTTGCCACGCTTGGGCTAGGTCTGCAAGAATATCTTTGCTAAACATCTCGCTGAAGCTGTCCCGGAGTGATGACGCAAGGGTCTCGCAGTTGTTACTGTGGGTGGCGAAGCTGTCGTGGATCATTGCAAAGTCATACAAGCCACGCTTCCAACTTTCGTTAACAGTTAACACCAAGCCGGCAGCATCAAGACTGTGGACCACGTTAGGTGCAACACCATTGCTCTGGCGTCTTGGGTCGAGGTCATCCGTAGCATCCTTGAATCGCACCGATGTTAACGATCCGTTCAACCACGTGCTGACCTTTTGGCTGACCTGCTTTCGGTAATCTTGACTGACCCGGAATCCACTAGGTGTCGTCCACGTTAACGGTAGCTCCTGCTTTGTCATCAACCGAGATACCTCTTGGAACCAGTCCATGACTTGCTTAGGTTTGGTTAACAAAGTTTGGATGCTATACCACAGGGTATCACCTAGATACTTGATGGCTGGATACATGTGGCTACGCCCAAACACACAGTCAATCCCACGCTCTCTTCGGGTGGTGTCATACCAGTCAGCGACGTAATCCCTGTTGGAGTAAGGAGTTAGGCCGTAACTGTAACACATTACCGGACGCTTTGACATCTTGCGGTCGATCCCAAACTCAATCCAAAGCCGTGCGTAGTCGCGTCCATCCTTTGCATCTTGCTTTAATTTACCCAACGTGTGATCCGATACCAACCTGTAGATGTCCATTGGGGTGTCAGTGGGTGACACGTTGGTTGCAAAGCATCCCTCCTCATCCCTACTCAACAATGACAGAAGCTGTAGGCCGCTGTTGGTTGCATCCATAGCACAAGGCAGGAACGTCCTAAAATTTTTCGACCGTTTCGTGTGATACTCCGCCCACTCAAAACACCACGCCAACGCTTGCCAAGGTTCGCTTGCAGCACACCACTCTCGGTTGGACTTCGGGTCGTTTGCAATACGGATTGCATCCCGTGTGAAGCCATCGGCCCACTTTAAGCGTGTCTCAAAGTCACACTTGTCGTTACCGAAACAGTTAGCCCCGTGAATACCCAACCATCTTAGATCGTCGTCGGACTTAATGGGATTTCCTCGGTGGAATTGTAACAATCCTCGACAGTGATCCGGGCCTTGGTAGTTAAGGTAGCTTGGCACCTGATAGACTCGACCCCTAAAGTCACACGATGACGGCATGAACATACGCTCGTTGCGAAACTTCCGTGATAACATCAAGATCTTGGAGATAAGGATTCTTTGTGAACCCAACGAGGTGTTATAGGCTGCTCGTTCCCGCTTGTCGTCCCTCCAGTTCCTTGTCTCCTCCACCGACATGTGATCACCGGGCCACTCAGGTAGCTCTAGGTCGTTCCTAGGTGGTAACCCAATCTCTAAATCTTTATCCCACGCCCACTCAAGCATCTCTAGGACTTTGTTGTTAATTGCATAGGGTGTTTCCTGTATAAGGTTAACCGCGTTGTAAACCTGGGGCATCTCGGGTGCCATCCTTAGGACGTTACGGTCAGAGCATCGGATGAACGGAAGCACAGGGAGTCCTTGGTCTTTTTTGATACCGTAGCCTCCACCGAAGACTTTCTGCCACGGCTCCGGGCTTTCCACCATAGGCAACCAGAACGGTAACAATAACTCACGGTAGTTGTCGTATTCGTTGATCCACTCTCTAGTAACATCAGAGATCTCCACCATACGCATCGGCTTGAAGTGACGGCGTCGGCGTTGAGCCTTGTCAGTAAACTTAATCAAGCCCGTCCGATCGTGGACAATCTCCAACAACATAGAGCCACACGATATGCGATCCCGGCGTGTCCAATCGGTCCACTCCATGTCCTCACTTCGGGCTGTCTTGTGCAGGTAGGCGCTTTGGGTTGCTGGTCCACGGCTCGCTAAGTCTTGCATACGCTTGACCAACCTTGACCCGAACTCATGGTTACGGATGAAGTCGTCGGATAGCAGTTGGTCCTCGACGGCCCGGCCCAAGCGAAAACACACACTAGCATAGGACCGAGCTTCGTCGAGGACATCTAAGGTAGCTTTAACAGCTATCAATGCTATCGGGCGAAAGTCTTTAACATCCACTAAACAGCGTTGCCACTGCGACTTGTTCTTTATCTTCTGGACTGTAGGAAGCAACTCAACTAGGCCCAACGCTACCGGCTCCACTCCTTCACGCATGATGCGTCTCCCGGCGTTGGTCAAAGAGCCTTTATTGGTGGCCCGGTTCTTTCGATACCTTTGGACCCCGAGATCTAACATCTCTTGGTTGAGGTTGTGCTGGTCCATTAAGAAGTGAAGTTGATAAGGGTGTTCAATGATGGAAAAACAAGTAAACCACGTGCGTAGCTCTCTTACGCCTCTAAGCCCTTATCAAGAATCTTGTCGCGTTTACGCATCAAGCGGTCTCGCTTCTTGACGACCCTAGCGATCCGTTGAGTCAACATCAAGCATTCATCTTCAAGAATTTGAACTTTTATTTGGTCCCGATGGCTTAGGTATTTTCTTTCTATTCTCATGATGGTTTTGCTGACTGGTAAAATCTTTTAATTACTTTCCAACGCTCTAATGATCTGTTTTCATTATTATCATCACAAAGTTTAATGTAATCTTGGAACAAAAATGCATTCAACTCCTTGGCTTCGCGCCCACCCATGATCTTAGTTTCACCTGTCTTCACATCTGAAAAGGAACGCTCAAACAAATGTGTTCCATCAAGATACTCCCTTGCTGGTTTCTCACGACGCCTCCGATAGGCTTTATAAAGTTCATGCTTGTGCTGAGATTTCTCTACGTTCGCCCAAGCTTTGGCTATTGGATTTATTTGTCTCATGGTTTTGTTTTTTTGTTTTGAAGTGTAAGAGCCGAAATAACATCCTTCAAGCGGGGCGTCGGATAGACACGCGTCTCCTTCGATCTGTTGGTTTTATCCAACACCTTTGTAACGGTCACCAGATGATCGGAGACAAGACCACGCATGGCCACCCTGATCGCTTCAGGTGTGGTCTCAAGAAGAGACGCAAGGGTAAGAACGCTTATTCCTGGTTTGGCCCCAACGGCCACGCAAAGCGTTGCTCGATACATGGTGTTGATTCCGGCGCGACGGAACGTCTCGGTCATCAGTAATAAGTGCTTCATTTTTCTAGGATGTCACGGGCTGCTGCAAGATCACTCGGCACTAGCTTTGCGTATCTCAATGTCATGTTGATGTCCTTGTGTCCCATCCAAGATTGAACAACCTTGATGTTAACACCCTTAGACAGTAGTCGAGTGGCACAGGTATGGCGGCACGTATAAAACACAAAGTCCTTCAAGGCTTCCGGGTCTTTTCGGCGTAACCTTGCCCACTCCCTTGTGATCCTATAGCTGGTGTATCGCTTCCACTCCCCAACGGTCTCAAGCGCCTCCAATGCTTTCTTTGTTAACGGGATTGTCCTTGGCTCCCCGTTCTTTGTCCTTACGATGTCGATCACCGGCCCAACGACTGGATCACGGCGTATCATGGAGGACTTTAGGCCCAACGATTCCGATGGACGAAGACCAGTCGCAATAGACCAACGGAAGAACAACCGAAAGCCCTTGTCGTCAATGAGGGACTCGATGACCTCTTGGTCCTCCTCGCTAAAGAATGACATCCTAGCGTCACTGGGTTGCTTTAGGCGTGGAACTTTGAACCCAACGTCATGAAGTCCTCGCTCCCGTGTGAAATCCAGGCAGGTTTTAAGTGTCTGTAGTTTACTGTTAATGGTTGAAGGTTTGTTACCCTTCTTTACCTCGCTAAGGATCACCTTGTCGATTACGCCCAACGATAACCCCCTTGTGGTCTTGGGTAGGTTCTTAAGCCAGAATTTAATGTTCCGACTTTCTACCTCCGCGCGGGCTTTTTCGGCCCAACGATTGACAAAGGTAATTTCGAACAGCTCTTGCATGTTTTTTGTAGCCATGCCCAACGATTAGACGAAAACTTTGCTCGTGTAAAGATGTTTTTTCCAATGGTAACAAAAAAGCAACCAAGGTTTCCCCTAGGTTGCTTTGTGGTGGTGCTGTTGTGTGGTGGTGCTAGTTACCTCCTCGGAATAGTTCCCACGCTAGGTAGGCGGAAAGGAGAGAGAATAAAAGCCATAGGATTTCTTCTAAGTTGCTCATAATGCTTCCACGACAAATCCGGTTTCGTCTTTCTTGGCTAAGCCTTTCTCAACTAATCCAATAACCTTTCCCGTTCCATCTAAAAACCTTAGATCGCTTTCGTCTCCATCGATAACATCAAAACCCTCCCAAGTCTTGGGAAGCTTACCACGAAAGACAACCGCAACATTCCCCCCGGACGCTAGGAAAGCTTTTGAGTGGACACTATCGCCTTTCTTTTCGCTCCGGGAATAGGTTAAATGGTAGTTTGGCGAAAGGTTTCCCTCTAGATATTCAATCATGCGGTTTTTCCCCTTGCTGTAATCATAGAATTGCGCTTCTGGGAACTCCTCGAAAATGCCAGTTTCCTCCCATTTAAAATCAGACGTGAGATTAAGACGGAAGCACGGAACGAGTCCTTTCTTTTCGCTTGATCTAATGGCGCTTTTGATTTCCGCGCGTAGTTGATCAAGAAAACCGTTTCGATCTTCAAAAAGAAACTTCGTCTTGTTAATCCGTGAACGTTGCACGTTTGACATAACACCCCGGCCGGCCGTATCAAGACAAGCTCTTGCACACCCTTTGCTTGCCCATTTACAAACTTGGAATCCTGACTTGTTAAAGGGCGAAAGGTGGACCCCGTAGGTTTTAAAGCCTAGCTTCTCCCCTTTGATCGTTTTTGCGTTTCCGCTGTTGAGGAGTTTCATTATTTGGATCCCCCCTTTTTGGTTTGATAAAGAGCTTTCCGCTTCTCCCATGTTTCACGGGAACACACACGGAAGGACTCCACCATTTTCAAGGTGACATTCAGGCGGCCTTGTTTCTTGAAGGTGCTGGTGTCAATCCATTCGTGATAAAGCTCATGTTTCTCGATAAGGTCGAAAAGCTTGTCTTTGTAATCTTTCCTCGATTCCGCATGAAAGTTGGAAATAACATCTTCCTCTCTGAAGAGTTCAATGAAGGACGGAAATACCTCTACTTGTTTATTTTTCATTAGTTGTTTTTTCATAATCATAAACGGAGTTCATTTACTCCATAAAGCCCCCCGCGACGAATCGAGGAGCTTTAGGAATTAACGCGCTACTTTTTCAAAAAAGATAGTTTGTGTGTGGTTAACGTATTGCACAGCCTCGCCACCCGTCATACGTGCTTTGTCGGAAATGAGGCGTTCCATCGGGATTCCTAAATCAGAGTTTAAACGAACCAGAAAAGAAAAGTATTTCTCCTCGGTGATCAAGGCGCTGCGAGTTTTCCCGTCCTTCTTGTGTGTGAACTTAATTTTCATAGTCGGAAGTCTTCGCGGGATCTTTTGCTTTCGGCTTGTTCTCTCATCTTTTCATAGCGTGCTTTGCTTCGCGCGTAATTAACAACCACGCAACAATAGGCGAGGATTAACAACACACAAAAGAGAAGGATTAGAAAGAGCGGGCCTGTTAGGTTTTCTAGGAAGGTCATTGTGTTAAGAGAAAAGAGTTTTCAAGGGTGTTGCGATTGTTTCTTTTGCTAATCCAAGCAATCCCGAGCAGATAACACCAAGGAGAACAAATCCCATACAGCATGCTAGATAAAGACACAGCACGTGGAAACCTAGGAACATACTAGCGAAGAACGCAATAAACCACGCGGTGGTTGTCAGAATAAATAAAGCTTCCGCTCTTTCCATGCTCTTGTTTTCCGCTTGGCGCTTACGTTTTAAGCAAGCATTGAGGTAGGTTGAGGCTGTCTGTTGGCTTGGTGTCATGTCAGTTGTTTTTGTCATACGCTGTCAATATACAGAGGAGCTTATGAAAAACAATCAAAAACTTTAATGTTTTTTAGAGGTGCTTACAGTTTCCCATAAAAGTGCAAGCACCTCGGTAGGCAATAGGTAGATCATAGGTAGGCAGTAGGTAGGCAGTAGGTAGATAATAGGTAGGCACTAGGTTGCTTTAGGTTGTGTTTACATTGTGCATACAGCTACATTTCAAAAGGGGTGACAACACAAAAACAAGCACTAATGAAAACCAAGCTGTATATGATGCAATTCCGATTGTGGCTACGCCTAAGGTAACAATCAAGCCAAGCCAGCATAAAAGACATTCATAGAGTCTTCCGTTATTCCCTCACACCATAGACTTAGACACCCCCCTTGCTTCTTTTGTGTGCGCTTGGCCTGTATTGTGACGTTTCGAGGGGGTCTCGGGGGAAAATTCGCGGCTGCTCTCTAACTATACCCCTTCACATTTTTATAACAAAAACCTACAGCCTATCATCCTCCTCGATCTCATAGGATTCCTCATGGATAAGCTGTGTCATCTCGGCGTGTTCTATGGCACCCCTAAGCTTCGTTTGGATGGTCGGTAGCATCCCGAGACCAGCATAAGGATTAGATGAGGTAACCTTAATGTTCTTGGTGTCTTTGTGATGAACAGCAACAACAACATCATCAAAGTGTTCTTGGAGGCAAGCTAAGGCATGCTCTAGGTTGTCTAGGGAGACCTCAGGTATCTCTTGGTGATGGATGTTGGAGTTATGTTGCATTAAACACTGATAGGTTGGGTGGTATAGGTAATCATTAACAACTACTCTTAGAGCTATTCTTAGGTCTCCTTAAGTCCCCTTATTCTAAGATCTCATAAGATCCCCCTAAGATAGTGTTATTGATGATGTTATTAATAATTCTTAGATCATCCACCTTCGGGGTCCCCTAAGATAGGCTTATTCCCTTCCTCCCTACTATGGGTATCATTTGTAAGGGATTGTTATTCAACTACTTACCCCAATCTGAAAAACACTTGTTAATAGATGTGGCTATTGCTTTTCCGAGTTGTTGTTTTCCGTATGATTCTTGGAACATGGACCATTCCTTTTTGTTAGTTCCGAAGAATGGTTCAAGGATAACACAAGGTGCTTTAAGCATCCTGAGGAACTGTGAGCCTCTTTTGGAGTTATCCTTGATGGCTTTGGGTCCACGGTTAAGGTTGTTGGGGAAAGCGGACTCCATTGAGTCGATAAAGGCGTCGGCGGCTTGTTTGCCGTGTTTGGAGGAGTGCCAGTAAAGGGTTTCGTATCCGTTGGCCTCTTGGGACTTGTAGGCGTTAAAGTGGAGTTCGACCACAAGGTCAGCCCCAAGGGGATCAACGCCAAGCTTAAGGTTAACCATAGCTTCGTTGTAGGAGTCCCCTTTATATTTGTCGATAATGGTAACATCAATAGCCTCGTCTAGGTAAAGATTGATAAAGTGGGCAAGGGTTCGGTTGTAGGCCCACTCGGTGTAAGTGCCATCCCAACTCACAGCTCCCTTGTCGTTGGCCCTAGAATGCCCCACAGCCAGCACAAGGCGTTGTTTCCTAGGCTCACCTACCGGTCCATCTAAAACCCGCTCAGAATCCATCCTAAGGCCACTATCGCGGTATTCCTCAAGCATCTTAATAATGTCGTTAACAGTCTTTATATCCATGATGTATGTGCGCTTTTGTTGTGGGATTTGTAATAGGTGTCCTTGAAGTCTCTGAGTTGTTGGTATATGGCCTCTTCCTTGCGTTCTCCTATCTTAATATCGGCATCTTGGGCCATCTGTTGTGTCCAGTAGGAGACACCCATCGAAAGGGCATCGAGTCGGTCATCGTGTGTTAACGCCCCCTTTTCTCGTGTAAGGCGAGATAGCTGGAACATTAGCTGATACTTAAGCTGGCTTTCAAGGGGATACTTTTGGGCTGAGTCGTAGTCGTTCTTGATGACCTTAGGGTCGATAACAAGTCGATGTTGGTTAAGGACTGGTTCCAGGGTGTCTACGATTCGTCGTTCCTTTTGGACGTTATGTCGGATCTCCTCGATGGTGCAAGGGTAGATCTTGGTGAGATAGGGCTTAATGATCTCCACAAACATGCCGTCACCGAAGTTACTTTCCACCACAATAACATTAACCTTATTCATCTTGGCCTTCATGGTAAGGACCTTAAGAACCTTTTCGTCGTAACCTCCTTGCATACCACCGGCATCGGTAACATACAGGTAACCGTTAAGCATCTTGACGACAGCCCAAGAGGTCTCGTCTTTACCACGGCCTGATGGGTCAACAGCAAGGACACTTCCGGTGTAAGGCACGTGGTCACCTACAAGCTTCATAGGACGGAAGAAGCGGTCCCCGGTGAACCCTACGTTAGGCACAGTGCTGTCCCAAGCGTTCTCCGGGACCTGCGCCCACACAAGCTTTTCGGGTGCCGTCTCGTTATCAAGATCCATAACAATCAGGTCATTGATCTTTAATGGATAGCGGTCCAAGTCGGACAGCTTAGGGTCCAGCATGAACTGCATGGCGAACCCGGACTTACCATAGGATGCTTCACGTTCGGCTAGGTCGATGTCACCAAAGCGTGTGGGTTCGGTAGGGTCTCCTACGTTATCGTCATCAATACAGGAGTCAGCTATGTTACCCTTATAGATCTTTTCGGACTTATCGGATGTTACCTTCTTTGCTGGCCACACGCGCATCTCGTAGTCACGCTCAAGCATCTTGTTATAGATACTGTCCTCACACTGAGGTGTCCCAAGGAAAAGGATGCGGCTGTTGTCCTCAGGCTTAAGGATGGCTTCGAACTCCTTGACTTGCTCTGAGAGCTTGTCACGCATCGACTGGGTGGCTGAGTTGTTAGGGACTTCTACGTCATCAGCAACAATGATGTCAGCACGGGAGCCGGTAAGCTGGGATGTTATACCAAGGGACTTGACCGAGGGAGCGTGGGACGCTTGGGCTGGTCCGACATCAAAGGAGATCTTAGAGAAGCGTTGTTTGTCGCCGGGCATCAGGTGAGCCAAGACGGGCATCTCGTGGATCAACCTAAGGGTGAACGTAGAGAAGTCATCAGCGCGGTTCTTGGATGCTGAGACAACAAGGATGTTCTTTTGTGGATCTAGGAGTAGCTGGTGGACAACAAAGGCGGAACAGATCCATGACTTACCGACACCTCGGAACCCTTGGATAACACCTCGGCGTGGACCGTTTTGCATCCACTCGGCTATCTCGTATTGGATAGGTGTGGGTGCTGGTAGCGTAAGGTGGTTCCATGTCATCCAAAGGAAGTTACGGAAGTCCTTAAGCTGTGGCGGAAGGTCATTCATTCATTGACAACTTTATCAGTCGGATCTTCGAAGGGAAGTAAATTTACAAGTGCCTCCAAGGGTGACTCCATAGTGATACTAGATGTGATGTTATTGTCCTTAAGTAACTGACGTGCAGCGTTTAACAAGGCAGGAGGTGCTTCACCACTTTTGATTTGATCAATGAATGTGTCGATGAGAAGGTCTTGTAAACCCTCCATCTTTATGCTTCGTTTTTCGTCGCTCATTATTTCTGTTTATCGTTTAAAAGGTGGCTGATCTTTATTAACATATAGACCAGAGTGGCGAGGCCGACAGCAAGAGCTACAGCGGCGTTAATTTGTTCGAGTGTTATGTTTGCAATCAATCCGGTGATACCTACTAAAAGTGTATTGACTGAGGAGTTCATAATAATTGTTATGCACTAAGGGTGCTTCCAAAGACAACGAAATCAATGAATCGATCCGCGTCATGGGGTTCCCCTGTTTCGACAACAAAGTAACCGACATTCTTTTCTTTTACAGAAATTGCACCACTATCGCCCGCACCTCCTCCTGTGTCTCCAACTGATCCTACGACCACGTAATTTGTGTTAGCCATGTTAGTTGCAAAGACGATTTTACGAGACCCACTTGAGGTAGGCTGTGAGGCAGTCGATGAGTTTACATTATACGAACCCGGCGATACTGAGGCGCTTCCTGACACATAAGCCACTGACCCATAGCACCTTGGAGCGAACTGGCTATATCTAAGAACGTCAGGTGTTACAATACCCTGAGATTGTCCGGAACTCCCAGTCAGTGCTTCCATGTTACCTTTGGAGGCTTTGGCTACCTTAGCTTGTGTTACAGCACTATTTACAATTTGTGCAGTCGTGACTTGGTTAGCTCCGATCTTCGCTGTTGTTACACAGTTAGCTGCCAGTTCAGACGATCCTACTGTGCCGTTCTGAATCTTAGCCGCGTTAACAGCGTCGTTTGCAATCTTTGCGTTAGTTACAGCGCTGTTGAGTATGCGTGATTCAGTTACAGCGTTTGCGCCTATCTTAGTTGCGGTCACGGCTCCGGCCCCAATCATATTTTCTGTAACAGCTTGAACTCCTGCGCTTGTGGCAGCGGCATCTTCAGCCATCTCCTGTGCGGCAAACAGACCTTGCTTATAGGCGGTGTCGAGATCTCCTTCACTCAACACAGCGCCAGACTTAAAGTCAACCGATGGCTGTATTGAGGTGGTCCGAAAGATTCTTATCTTTGAGGAAGAGTCCACGATACCACTTACGGCTGACAAGGAAATCCACGTCGCCGCTGTGCATGTAACTTCCTGTGTAGTAGTGTTTAACGTGTAATGAGAACCCTTAGTAAGCACCAAACGAGTGTTACTTCCGTTGATGAAAACTACGGTTATATCATCGTCAACGAGAGTCTCAAAACCATAGTTAAGAGTCTGGGCTGTTGAGGGTGTTAAGAATGCGGATAGATAGAATGATAGTCCACTTGTGGCTGACATGGTGTTTTATAAGGTTGGGATAGGGTTTCTAAGTTGTCTTGTCTGTTGTTTCAGTGTGCGTACCTTTTGTTCTAGTTCTGGGAATTCAGGTAGAATTTTACGGCGAGCAACTACACGGTAACGAGTGATGATCTGTTTTGTTAAACGGACTCTTGGGTCTTCAGTTCCGGTGACACCGGCTTCACGTCCGGCAATATAATTCTGTTCAACTGCTTTAAACATCTTTGACTTAAACAAGCCTTTTAATGAGTCGCGTAGATTACGCCCTCCAAGTTCAAGAGTTGAAGTTTCTTCTAGGAATCGGTCATAAGCTTGTCTTCCGTCTTCGTTATAGAAGTCCCTCATATTAGTGTCCTTGTGGTTAATGAAGTTATGAGGAGGCATTGAGAATCCGTATAACATATCTTGGATCTTAGCATCGACAATGTCGTTCCGTTTACTTGAGATGTAGATTGGGTTGGCAATACCAGCAACTCCGAATGGGTTTTGTTTGTAAACGGCTTCACCAAGGAAGGTCCGTTTAGGTGGTATTTGTTCACTTTTAATTGGAAGCTTCCGTAGAATTGCATCAACAATAGTTCGGTTCTCTCGTATCAAGATCTCGTTATCGTAGTTCTTCATCTTATCTATAAACATAGGAACTGCCATTCCGGCTCCAATATCTTTAAGAGTTTTTGGTATGTAAGTCTCGGGATCTGCAAACACGTTAAGGACGTTGTTAAGTCCTCTCAGGAATGATTTATCGGTCATGTTTTCAACAATAGCGTAAGACAGTCCGATCATAGATTCGCTTAGTTCCCCCTCACTTTTTGGGTTCATGTCTGCAAACTCGGCAATGTCCGAAACAATACCGATCATAGTGGAAAACGGATCTGCTCTTTGGTAACTGTAATAAGTGTTATTACCTTCTTCATCAGTGGTAACAAACGAGTAAGGCTGCCATCCTGTTGCTTCTAACGCTTTACGTTCGGCAGGATTCCTTGGTCCACCCCCTGTTATGGCATCCCGGTTACTACTAGCGTAATACATCAAAGCGCCTGATGATGCTACGGCAGTTGCCAGTCGTCCCCTATATGCTGCCTGTTCAATCGGCCCTAGTTTAGCAAAGTCTAGTCGAGCTTGTTTTGTGCCTTTAAATATCCTCGGAGCAATGTCTTGTAAGATTACACCGGGTAATGTCCTTCTCCACCCGAAATTCAATATCTGCATCGGAGTGTTAACAAAAGGAAGAAGGAACTTTGTTACTGGAATGTGATCTCGTAATTGATTAAGGATGTTAGTTATAGCCCCAGGTTCTCCTGTGAATGTAGTTTCCCGCGCAAAATCCTCCGCTCTTCTTGCAAGCGTGTCCATATCGGTGAGGTCGTTTCCAATCTTACCCATCTCCTCTTGCATGTATTCTAGATGCTTACGTCCTATTGCGTTCGGGTCAGTCTCATCAAATCCTTTCTCAAGAGCTTTCTTTGCGTAGGCTTTCATCATGCGTTCTTCGGAAAACAATGAGCCGTCTTCGTTATACATCTTACGAACATTTTTATCAATGTATGCCGCAAGCTCATCCCCTCGTAGGTTCTTTCCTATCCCTTTCATCTTGTAGTGAGTGTTAAGGTAGTTATCGACTGCAAAGCTTTTGTTAATAACATCAACTCCGCCGTTAATTCGAAATGGTAAACGAGTAAGAAAGTTGATGGTATTCATAATCGGGGCCATAGGCTCCGAAGAGAAAAAACTGTCTTTCTTGAAGTTACTTGAGTGAAAAGCTCCTAAGGATTCCCCTGTGACCTCTGGGTCCATTGATCTGGCTCCTCCAAGTAAAGTCTCTGTATCACTTTTAATAGACATGCCTCCCATGTGTAACGCTTTACGAGTACTGTCAAACAACGAGTCCATGCTCATTGTGGCTTTCAACAAGTCTGTGTTACCCGCTAGAAGTGCTCCAGTTGCTCTTTCAATCTTCATCAAGTTACGCGACAAGACAGGTGAAAGACCGTTCAAGACAAAAGATGGAGGACCGCTAAGTATACTTCCCATAAACCATTGCAGCCCTGCATCTAAGAATTTAGTCCACCCAGAACGCTGTGTAAGCTTTGCTGCCATGTGCATGACCGCGTCTTCTCGGCCCTCTTGTGCGGCAAAGTAAAGCCTTTTGGCAAAGTCCCGAGCGCGTTTAGATCCAAGATTCTGGTCAACAAACGTGTCATACAGCTTCTTGGTTGTTACCTCGCTTATTTTAATGCGCTCGTTGAGTTCCGCTGCTTTCTGTTTTGTTTTCGTTTTGAGACGAGTCGTAGCATCTGTGATGTCTTTACCTTTGCCTTTAAGACGTTTAATCTCGGCTCTAAGGTCTTTGAGTTCTTGAGCGTCTGTGAGATCCTTTTCTTTTACCTCAAGTTCTTTCTTGATTGCGTTAGATCGAGGGTCATTAGCAGGTTTAGTTTCGAGGTCTTTGATTTCCTTTTGCCGTAACTCTAAATCTTTTTTAAGTTTGTCGATCTCTGCGGCCTGTTCATCAAGTTTCGTTTGGTCAGCATCTATCCGAGTTTGTAGGTCTTCACCGGAGATGATGTCTAACTCCTCGTCAATGTCAGTTTTAAGGTCTTTTGCATCGGCTTCTAGTTTAACACGCGCATCGGCATTCAAGTTGTTTTCTTTAAGGAACGCTTCGCCATCCAAAGACGATCTGTATTTATCTCCGAGCTTTGTTGTTAACAGATCAAACGCCTTGCCAATGTTTGTTGATTTACGTTGAGATAACAACTTACTTGCGCCAGTTCCTAAGACCGAGTTGTAAGCCATGTAGTTACGGAACTGTGCATTCGAAGTAGTCAACTGCATCTCCAACTCTTGGATTCTTACTTCATCTAAACCAGAATCAACTCCATCAGAAATCTGCTTGGCAAGGGAAACTTGTTTATTCTTAGCCGCGTGCATCCCGTGCATTGTTACCTGTTGCCGTAACATTAGGTTACTAAAGGTTGCCATTACTTCGGGGTTGTTAAGGTCAGCCGTCTTTAGGATGTTAAGGTATACATCAGGATCTCCTCCGTAGATTGTTGACCTTGCAATAGCTTCCGCAATCTGTCCTTCGATGTCTTTGGATGACATGAATTGAGGTTGGTTAACTTGCAGTTGGTCAGCGGTTTTCTTTACTAACGCGTCGATGTCGGCGAACTCTGAAGCGTCCCCGAGTTCTTTTAGGATGCGTGAACTGCTGTAAAGTGCCTGACTTCCTCCGATAGCGCAGGGATCTGTTGATTTTGTTTCTGGCATATAAGTTATTCTTTAAAGTTTAATTAACAATCAGGGCGGTTAGGAAGTGTATCTGTTGGATCAAGTTCGGTCCGTCCTCCTCCTTGTTGATCAATTTTAGAATCTCTCATTTGATTTAGAACCCGTCTAGTCGCGTTAGGAAGCAGTTTATCGACGTTCATCTTCATCTCTATTCCTTCCTTTGTTGCGATCCCGTTCTCAATGAGAGCATCCTTAAGTTCCGAAGCGGAGCTAGTGTATTCATTAAGAGCTTCATCACTTCCATCTAGCTTGCGACCTTTCTTCAAAGTCTTTGCTCCTTTAATTAACACCCCAGCAA